CTGGATATGATAATAAGGAAGTCGCTTCTCATATTAAAAATAACTTTGACTTCGACCAACTGATACTTGAATATTATGACGAAAGTGATATTAATTCAGGATGGATTCATTGCTCTTATAAATCCGGTGGAGGGCGAAAAGAATCTTTAACTAAAGATAAAACTGGATATAAACAATGGAGCTAAGTATGGCTAAAGACACACCTACAGAAAACCTTTTAGAAGAAGAGGGTCGTATTAAATCCGAACCTCAAACTAAAAATGTTAAAGCTGAAGAAAGAAGAGTGGTTTCTGAAATCAAAGATGAAAAAAGCTGGAAGAAAGCACACTCTTTTTTAAAATCATAATTAATAATAAGGATAAAACATGACACCTTACGGACCAGGAACTTACGGTTCAAAAAAAGGCAGACCGCCTAAAAAGAAAAAGAAAAAGAAAAATAAAAAAAAATAAGGAGGACCAATGGCTAAAAAGAAAAAGAAAAAAGGCAAAAAGAAGAATAAAAAAAAAGGTAAAAAGAAAAGATAATCCAATGGCAAGATTGCTATCTCTACCGAACTTTCATCAAAGAAAAGTAAAGTCTAAGAAACTTTATAAACGAAACCAGGTGAAGTCTACTTTGATGGACTGGGAGGATGGTGGGCAATAATGCCGTTTAAATCTACAAAGCAAAGACGGTATCTTTGGAAATACAAACCCAAGATTGCTAAGAAATGGCAGAAGAAATATGGGTCTAAAGTTAAAAAGAAAGCCTAAAAGAACTTGGGCAAGAGCTAAGGCACAAAGTATCAGAACAGTAGGTCCTTGCCGGTATTGTAAGGCTGAAATAACTAATGATATGTCCTTTGTTATTTTTGCAACCAAAGAACCAGCTCATTATGAGTGCATGAAAAAGGATGATGAGCAGCAAAAAGTTGAAAAGAATCTATGGGCAAACCTTCAAACTAAAATGGTAGAGAAAAAACCTAGTGCGTTTAGTTGGTAGTTAATATCCCCACAGTTTTTTAGCTTCTTCCAATAAAGAATTATCCGATTCGTTTTTCCACATATAGTTATCAAAGTCCGGTTGAACATAGTTCTTCAGGACATTCACATCATGAGAAATTTTAAGCAGGTTCTGACGAACCAATGCCTTGTGGTAAATAACTTTCTCTAATTTTTTTAGGTTTTCAGGTTTGAGTTTTTCACAATTCTCCGCATGAAAAACTTTATATTCCTTTTCATTAATGTAGCACATATAAACTGGCAGCTTAGATGCTAGATGATAGATCGCTACTTGAATTAAATGATTTAAAGGAGGTTCATCAGGCAGCCTAGCTGTATTCCAACTTCTAGTTCCATCTTTTTTAAGCCTACCCCTTCTAGGGAACATACATTTATCTTCGACAATGATAGACCCCTTATGATCTAAGTAACCATGAATAGGAATGTTAATGCCTTTCAAGGTCATATAGGCTTCGATCTCAGGCTTGGTCTTAGCAAAACCAGGAATAGTTAAATGTGCTGCATGACCATTCCTGATAAATGCTTCTACTACCGTTTTAAGATAGTCTAACTTTTCTCTCTGAGCTTGGTCAAAGACAACAATCTTATTCAGCTTTTCTTTAACTGGGGTAAATGTCATCTTTGCGTTCCTCAATAATAGAGATTCTTGACTTGTTATCAATCCGATCAAAGGCTTTATGGATTTTCTTCATTAGAGAATTAGTAAAATCAAAATCTCTTATGATTTTCTTTCCTCCTGTTTCATCCAACAGTTCCTTTAATTCGTTGGCTGCACCAAACGTAGCTTTGACATTAAAGGTTGAACCATTTTGATTAAGTGGTTCTTTTTCAAAATCTCTAATATCCCAGCCAAATTTTCTACAAATTAAAAAAAGCTGGTCAGCTCTCATGCAATTATTTCCACCTTCGAACTTTTGTTCTTGCTGGAACGTTACATTAAGTGCTTCTGCTACCTGTGTTTGATTTAAGCCGTCTTTGACTCTCTTTAAAACTAAGTTCTTAGCAATGTTTCTTGCTAGTCCTAAGTTCTGCGGTTTCCTTTTTGACATACTTTTCCTTTCCCTTTCATTCAGCGTATAGAATACCCTTGATCTAAACACACTTTTAAGTTTAAAAATTATGTGTAGATTGATTCTTGCTTATTTTTTAAGTCAGAAATCTTTTCATCAAATTTAGGTAGTGAATTTTGTAGTTTCAAAAACATTCTCTTATGATTCCACATTTTGTTCACTGCCTTTTGTTTTTTGACTTCTAGATCCCTTATCTTTTTCGGTTCTATTTCCGCCATATTGTTCCTCACCAATCGTTTTAATGTTTGATTTGACAAAACGCTGATCGGTGATAGTTACTTTAGCATCTTTGCCAGGTCTATTCTGAAGATGAGCTTTTTCGGTTGCTTTTGGAATTGTATCACCTTCAAAAATCTCTGAGAACTTAGCAGCCATTTCATAAAAGAAATCCTTTTGCACTTGTTTAACCATTAAGTTCAATGTTCCTTCGATAACCTTTAATCTTGGTAATTTCACCTCTAGCAACCAACTTATTTACCAAGACGGTTATAGAATTTTTACTTTTATATCCTAAGTTATCAGCCATTTCCTGAAACGTAGGGTTGTACTTCTTTTTTTTACTGTATTTTTTAATAAAATTCAATACATTCAACATCTTCGGTGTCATCGGTATTTTATTTTTCATTCGCTTTATCCTCATTTTGTACTAATTTCCTAAGTAATTCGTTATATCCATTTACATCATCGTTATCATCTTTATGATATTTTTTTCTGTTTAATATCCTCCATAGCTTCAAAACAATCATAAACATACCAAAGATTCGATTAGGTACTTTTACAGTTACTCCGTTATGAGCTGATAAAACTCTCTCTAAAAACCCTGTTAGAACCCAAGAGGTTACATCAAAGCTGCCATAGTCGGTTTGCTTTTGCTTTAATAACTTATCAATCTGATTTAAAAATCTCACATTATCTTCCATCATTTTTCCTTTTCAAAATAATTTTTAAAAAGAGATGAAGCTCCGCCCTTCAAGGGAAAAAAGCCATTAGATTTTCCAAAAAGTTTAACTGTTCTTAAATATCTTTCCGAATTAAACTCAGGTCTTTCTTCTTTGGACAGCTTCATAATCTTGCCATAAGTTAAGCCACCCTCTATCCCTTCCATTTCACTTAAATGTTTTTTAAACAATTCTGTTCCCTTTTTTCTGCCATAATCCTTAAAGAATTGTATCAAAGCTGGTGTCATTGAATCCAACCTCCTTCTAATCCTTTACAATAGTATGCCCAAACTTGTTTGCCTTGATACCTAACTCCTTCAGGTAAATAATCTGAGATTGTGATCTGCTGCACATACTCCAAGCAACTTAGTAAGGGAGCGGTGGCTGAAATAACTTTTTCAACCACCATATTATGAAGATGTAAATAAATAACAATTTCCATTAATATCTACTTTGCATATAAAGTATTACAAAACCGAATATTAAACATATTAAGTAGATGTAATATTCCTGTTCTATAAATATTTCAAAAAGTAAACTTTTCATCTTTATTAGTTCCAGCTACTGTTCCTTTTGGTTCATTGGCATAACCTGAAAGAATTTCTCCTTTGTCGTTTAACCAACCAATGAGAGATTTCTTTCCACCTACTTCTGACCAGGTAAGATCCCCAGTGAACTTGTCATCTCCTTTGAAAAGGACTCCTGTTTGACTAAAAATTCTAATAAATTTAGTATTTCCATCTTTGGATGTGCCTTTAACTCCTAAGATTGTACCTTTATTTCCGTTGTGCAATTTTATATTGCCTGAGAAAGAGAGCTTGATCGCCTTCTCATGATTTGCATCGTAAGGAAAAAAAGCAAAATCTTTTTCTTTACCAGTTTTTTCCATAAGTTCCTCCAGTTTTGTTTATGGTTTCTTCTTGCTTTTTAAAACGACCTTCAATTAAGTCGTTCTTCGTTTTCCAATCCGAATACAAAGCATTCAACCTTGTAACCGTAGTTTGTTTTTCTATTGGAATATCTTTTGCCTGTCCGTTGCTTTGTTGTTTTAAAGCGTTGGCTAATTCTTCTGCACTTGCAAATTCTGAGCCATGTAAGCCGAATGCTGCTAGACATCTTCCTAATGAGCTGCTCAAACAATTCTCTAATGCACTTGTTTTATTTATAAATGATGAATCTCTTTTCTCTTCGGCATGACCTGTGGCATAAGGAGTTTCACCAATATATAATGTAGTTTTTGTGATAACTCTTTTTTCGTCTTGAAAAAATATTTGTTCATCAATCCTAGTTTCAGGAAAATATTTTAATAAAAAACGATGACGTTCAGCCACTGTTGAATATTGTTTCCCTTTAATATTAACGGTAGGAACTGTGTTTAATTTTGCTAAACATTTTTCCCTTCGTTCCTTGAAACCTCCTTTGCTCTTCTCTTCGGTATTCCCTTTATTTTTGATCTCTGATTTCATATACTTTTTCTACCTTTCCTTCTTTTGTTAAATGAATACGCACCCTTTTATCAGATTCGTAAAACTTTTTTTTAATCGGATCATATTTGATTTTTCCTAAAAGCATTTTCGATATGTTTGATCCTGATAATTGCATACCAAAAAGCTGTTTTAAATAATTTATTTCCTTGTCGTTAAGATGTTTTTTAGCTTCCTTATCTAAAAGATATAAAAAGGAGTTAAAAAAAGAAAAGGACATGACATATTTCTTTTGCATAATTTCCATCATTCTTTTGAAATCCCCTTTGTTCTGTTCGCTACCCATCAACTCAAAGAACATATCATCGCTATCGCTAATGTGGTTTTTTTTGTTCAAGTTTTTCTCCATAAAATTTTAATATTTCCTTTACCAAATCTAAAACCTTCTCTTTGCCTGTTTTATTAAAGGCAATATAAAAACCCAGTTGCTTTTTAATTTGACTAATTTCGTTAGATAATGCTTCCCATTTCTTGCGTTCTTCCATCTTATACAAAACCTCTT